CTTATTTTGGACTTTCTGCAAATGCTCTGGCGAATGATACTGAATTTACAGTTTCTGAAGACGCAACTAAAGGTCAAATTAAAACTGCATTTGTTAAAAGTTTGAAAAATAAAAAAATGAACAAAAAAGTGCTTGGGGAGTTTGTGGAGTTAGTTGCCTGAATATGAAAAAACTATTTGGAATGCCTCACTTTGTTGATGAAGAAAATAAGATAGTGTATATAAAATGTAGTAGTGCGATTACTGCAATGGGAATATCTGCCTTAGTAAGTGCAGAATATCCTGGATATATTGGAAAACTTGTTACGGAGGAGCATTTAAACACACTGAAATCCTAAATAAAAGTAGAAAATAGTTTTTTAACAATGAGAGATCAGGAAATTATCGGTCTTTGGGAAGCCTACCAACAGGTTCATTCTCAACTACAAGAAGTAGAACAACTTGATGAGGAAGCACCAGAAAGAATTAGAAAACCTTCTAATAGAAATAAAAGTAGAAAAATGTTGCCTGGATATCCCGCCAGACTTCATAATCCTAAACCAACAAAGATGGATGAAGAAGCAGTTGAAAACTGGGTAAATTCACTCATCGAAGAAGGTTATGACCTGAGTGATTATACTTGGGAAGAAATGTATGAGGCTTATGCAAATCTTGATGAAGCACGTACAGATCCCAGAGGTCGTCCTGCTTCTGGACCTATGAGTGTTTATGGTGGTAAGGGAAGAGATGCTGGTCCTGGTGGTTCTGGAAATGAGAAAGTTGATAGAATGGATGCCGCTCAAAGAAGAGTAAAATCAACCCAACCTGCTAAAAAAGGTATGGCAGCTGATGCCCTCTATACAAAATATTCTGCTAGACAGAAAGGAATGGAGCACGGTGGTGAAGAAGGTCCTGGACCAAAGGCTCCCAAAAGATCGGGACGCTCTGGTCGTGGTGCAAATACTGATAGAGGAAGTGGAAACGCTGCTAAACGTAGAATGAGTGAAGACTTTGACCTCTTCGATACCATTCTTGAGCACCTAGTTGCCGAAGGTTATGCTGATACAAATGAGAGTGCTCTGGTCATTATGGCAAATATGAGTGAAGAGTGGAGACAGAGTATTGTTGAAGTATTAGATACTCCTGAAAAGGCAAATGAATATGGTAAAAAAGCTCTTGGGTCTATGCTCGGTGCTGCTACAAAAGCTGTTCTGACTAAAGATAAGAAATATGTAAAGACCGTAGAAAAGAGAACTGAGGGAGCTAAGATGGCAAAACGAAAGGCAGAAAGGAAGGCTGCAGAGGAATCATAATTTAAAAACCACTTTCCAAACCGTCACACAGGGGGTCTCGCGACCCCTTTTTTATTGTATAATAATTACAGTTAAATAAAACAACTCAACTACATTATGTCTCGCTTCAAAATGAATGATGAACAACTTGTTGATGGTCTCAAAGAAAGTTTTGGATCTGAACTAACTGCTGCTGATATTAGGGGATTTTGTGCTTCCCGTAGTCTCAACTATCAGACTGTGACTCGTCGTTTGGAACAGTTTAAGACTAATCGTGGTCGTTGGAATCTTGAAGTGACTCAACAAAAAGTACAAGAAATTGAGCGCACTTTTCAAGCACCTCCTGCGATGCCTGCTTTTGAACAAAATCTCATTCCTGATAAAGATGATACCTTCGTCAAGTTTGGTAACTTTAATGATGTTAAAAAAATTATTCAATCCCGCCTTTTTTATCCAACATTCATTACAGGTCTTTCTGGTAATGGTAAAACGTTCAGTGTTGAACAAGCGTGTGCCCAACTCAATCGAGAATTAATTCGTGTTAATATCACAATCGAAACTGATGAGGACGATCTTATTGGGGGTTTCCGCCTTATCAATGGTGAAACTATCTGGCACAATGGACCAGTCATCGAAGCATTGGAACGTGGCGCGGTGCTACTTCTCGATGAAATTGACCTTGCATCTAATAAAATTCTTTGCCTACAACCCATCCTAGAAGGTAAAGGTATCTTCCTGAAAAAGATTGGTCGTTTCGTAAAACCTGTTGCTGGATTTAACGTTATTGCGACTGCAAACACCAAAGGTAAGGGTTCTGATGACGGGCGCTTCATCGGCACTAATGTGCTCAACGAGGCGTTCCTAGAGAGGTTTCCTGTGACTTTTGAGCAGTCCTACCCTGCTCCTGCTACTGAACAAAAGATCCTCGAAGGAATTGCTCTGGATCTCGGTATTGCAGATCGTCAATTTTGTAAGCGATTGGTTGATTGGGGTGATGTAATCCGTAAGACGTTCTATGATGGTGGTATTGAGGAAATCATTAGCACTCGTCGTCTAGTGCATATTCTCCGTGCTTACAGTATCTTTGGTGATAAAGCAAAGGCAATTCAAACTTGTATTAATCGCTTTGACGATGAAACCAAGACTGCTTTTCTGGAACTTTACGACAAAATTGATATTGATTTCGTAATGCCTTCTACTGAACTTGAATTGACTGTGGAAGGCGGTAAGGAAGTTGACTTGAACCCCACATTCTGATATAATTGGGGAAGGTTAATTATGACTTTCCCCTCTCTTATTATGGATGAATATCCCTACTCGATGAATGAGTTTACATTAAAAATGAATGATGAAACTGGACTAATTGACGTTAAAAAAACTGCCCTGAATATGAACAATCAACATTATAAAAATGGATTTTGGAAGTATAATGAAGAAGAAATTCTAAAACAACTTGAAGAATACATTGCGAGCACTTACAGTCAACACTATGTGGATAGAACCGGTGGAGGGACTGAACAAACTCTTGATAAAATCAAACACAATCGTCGCGAAGGTTTTTGTGCTGGAAATGTAACCAAGTATATTGATCGTTATGATACTAAAGGAACTCCTCGTGCTGACTTGTTTAAAGTATTGCATTACACAATTCTTTTAATCAATCATCTCAATCTTATTGAAAATAAGTGAAATCTGAAACTATGAAACTCTCCGACAACTCTTTGACTATTCTTAAGAACTTTGCTGGAATCAACAATTCCATTTTGGTCAAGCAAGGAACTAAACTTCGCACCATTTCTGTTGCTAAAAATATTCTAGCAGAAGCAAATATTAATGAAGAGTTCCCCAGAAACTTTGCAATTTATGATCTAAATCAATTTTTGAATGGTCTGAGTCTACATCAAGATCCAGAACTAGATTTCACTAATGACTCTTACATTACAATTCGTGAAGGTAAGCGTAGGGTAAAGTATTTTTATGCAGATCCTAATGTGATTATCTCTCCTCCAGAAAAAGAAATTAAACTTCCTTCTCAAGATATTTGCTTTCAACTTGAATATGCATCTATGAGTCGTTTGATTAAGGCAGCAGCAGTTTATCAACTTCCTGATCTTTGTGCAGTTGGTGATGCTGGAGTTATTCGTCTTGTTGTCCGTGATAAGAAGAACGACACCTCAAATGAGTATTCTATCGTTGTTGGTGAAACTGATAAGCAATTTACATTCAACTTCAAGGTGGAAAATTTGAAAATGATTCCTGCTGACTATGATGTAGTTATATCCAATAAACTTCTTTCACAATTCACGAATGAGAAGTTTAGTATTCGATATTATATCGCACTTGAACCGGATTCTACTTTCGAATGATGGAATTTCTACTTTACTTGACGCCAATTGGACAAGATCTGATTAGTAAAATGATGATGAAAAATTACACTATTCAGGAGAATGGTGCAATTTGTAGAAATAAAGAGTATTTTGGTGGAGTTGATCATCCTCGATTTGTAATTTGTCTCAACAACATAAAAAATAACATTAGTCCTGTAAAACATTATGTGAATGAGACAGTTTACCACGAAGCAGTTCACGTTGCCCAAGCTTGTAAGCGTGGTCCTCTTGGTATTAGTGATGCAACTTTGGATCAATATAAATTGAAAGATGTTGCTAGATCCGTTAAATTTTCTGGATCCAGTTATGTTTATGAGTTTGAAGCATATTACCTAGAAGATAAACCTGAACAAGTTCTAGATTATGTTAAAAAGTTTTGTTTTTGAGATTTAATTATGAGTAGTGATTTTTTGTGGGTTGAATCTTGGCGTCCTAAAACAATTGACGACTGTATTCTTCCCGATGAAACTAAAAGGACATTTAATGAGTTTGTGAAGAAGGGTGAAATTCCAAATCTTCTTCTTTCTGGACCACCCGGAATTGGTAAAACTACAATTGCAAAGGCACTATGTAATGAACTTGGAGCAGATTTTTATGTAATTAACGGATCTGATGAAGGACGTTTTTTAGATACTGTTAGAAACCAAGCAAAGAACTTTGCCTCAACTGTTTCACTTACGGAGTCTTCTAAACATAAAGTCATTATTATCGATGAGGCAGACAATACTGGTAATGATGTTCAACTTCTATTGAGAGCAAATATTGAGGCATTTTATAATAACTGCCGATTTATTTTTACCTGCAATTATAAGAATAAGATCATTGAACCGCTACATTCCCGTTGTGCCTGCATTGACTTTACAATTAAGGGAAAGGAAAGGGCAAAGTTAGCAGGGTCATTCTTCAAGCGTCTGCAAAACATTCTTGATAGTGAAAACATCGAGTATGATCAAAAAGTTCTTGTTGAAATTGTATCTAAACACTTTCCCGACTTCAGAAGAGTTATTAACGAATGTCAAAGGTATTCGGTAGGAGGTAAAATTGATACTGGCATTCTTGCAACTTTTGTAGATATTAGTGTAAATGAATTACTTAAGAATCTTAGAGAAAAGAATTTTCCCGAAGTTCGTAAGTGGGTAGTTTCCAACTTGGACAATGACACTCACATCATTCTTCGTAGAGTTTATGATTCTCTATATGAAGTTCTTGATGGACCTTCTATTGCCGCTGCAGTTATTATTATTGCAAAATATCAATATCAATCTGCATTTGTTGCTGATCAAGAGATAAATCTTCTTGCTGCACTAACTGAAATAATGTGCGAGTGTAATTTCAAGTGAATCTATATAAAATCTCATATAGAGACTTGAAAGACACCTTTGTTAAAACAACTCCCGAAAATGTGCAAGAAGCAAATGAAGCGTTGTTCCGTGCTAAATGGAATCTTCCACAAGCGGCAAAACATTGTGGAATGACACAGAAAGAAATGAAATTAACTTTCTGGGAATATCTGAAGTATCACAAACCTGATTATGAAATCTCTTAAGACCCCTTGCCGCTACCCCGGCGGTAAGTCTCGTGCTTGCGTCAAGATGGATCCTTATTTTCCAGACCTTCGTAACTATAATGAGTTTCGAGAACCATTTATCGGTGGTGGAAGTGTTGCAATTCACATTACAAAGAAGTATCCAAATTTGAATATTTGGGTGAATGATCTTTATGAACCTCTTATAAACTTTTGGCAACAACTTCAAATGTTTGGGGTAGAATTGAAAGAAGAATTAAGTGGATGCAAACTTGCTCATATTACCCCAGAACTTGCTAGAGAACTATTTGTAAAATCAAAAGATCAAATCAACGATACTTCTGTGTCCAATCTTGATCGTGCAGTAGCATTTTATATTGTGAATAAATGTTCTTTTAGCGGTCTTACTGAAAGTTCTTCATTTTCAGAACAGGCATCCAATTCTAACTTTAGTCTGCGTGGAATTGAGAAACTTCCTGAGTATTCTAAACTAATTGCTAAATGGAGAATTACCAATTATTCTTATGATTATCTGATGAACGGTGACAAGAGTGCTTTTATGTATCTTGATCCTCCTTATGATATTAAGGATAATCTCTATGGGCGTAAGGGATCAATGCACAAAGGATTTGATCACGATAAGTTTGCTGCTGACTGTGATGCTAATGATATGGACCAGTTGGTGAGTTATAATTCTGATCAACTTGTAAAAGACCGCTTTAAGAATTGGAATGCTGCTGAGTTTGATTTAACTTATACAATGCGTTCCGTTGGTGAGTATATGCGTGATCAAAAACAACGCAAAGAACTCTTATTATTTAATTATAATAAAGGAGCAAAAATCCAGTTTAATTTTGATGGTTGTTATAATTATAATAGATTGAAGAGTGAGGGATTGATTGGTGATTGAACTTAAAGATTGGTTGAATTCTATCAATCAAACAAAAAAGAATATTATAGATGAAGATCCTTCACTGGAAAAGGAATATGTACCATACGTCATCAATAGATGTCTTTCTGGGCATATTGATTGTATTATGTATGCAAATGAATTAAATAAGTATCACTTCTTACCGAAGAAACTTCAATATGATTTTCTTATAAATACTCTGAGAACTAAGAAGAGATTTTCTCCTTGGCTTCGTAAAGATTCAATCAAAGATCTTGATTATGTTAAGCGTTATTATGATTATAGTAACGAGAAAGCAAAACAGGCTTTGAGAATTCTGACTAAAGAACAACTTACTTTTATTAAATCTAAATTTGAAACTGGAGGATCAAAATGAGTGTCGTTCAAGAACCTACTGTAGAATGGACGCCTGATATGATGATTGAGGTTCTATTGAACGAACCTGATGATTTCTTGAAGGTTCGTGAGACCTTGACTCGTATTGGAGTTGCATCTCGTAAAGAGAAGAAAATTTACCAATCTTGTCATATTCTTCATAAACAGGGAAAGTATTATATTGTTCATTTTAAGGAACTTTTTGCCTTAGATGGAAAACACGCAAATCTTACCGTAAATGATGTTCAGCGTCGTAATCGAATTGCTCAACTTATTGCCGATTGGGGATTGGTTTCTGTCGTAGAAGTATCTAAAATTCAAGATATTGCACCACTTAATCAAATTAAAGTTCTTTCTTATAAGGACAAAGGTGATTGGGTATTGGAAACTAAGTACAATATTGGTGCAAAGAAAAAGCGCACTGAAGAGGAAACCGAATAAAAAAGTGGGGGGTTGCAATACCCCCTTTTTTGTGCTACAATTATCTTGTTGTATACAAACACATACATATGGCAACTCCCAGAACACAAACAGAATTAGATTATGTTGAATGGGTAACAGATCAATATCTTTACCATGCAGTTCAAAGTATTGATGCAAGACTTGGTGAGGGTTATGCCCGTAAAAATCCAATTTTGGTATCAACTATGGTCTCTCTAACGGCTACAGAACATTTTAAAATTCTGAGTAATAATAGTTAATCTGTTAACCGAATAAAAATGGGCGGAGAACAACACTCCGCTTTTTTTATGTTTTCTGATATATACTAATGATGTTGCCTTCGGGGACATTATTAACTTACAGACGCTTAAGGAGGTCTATTATGTTCGCAACAAATTCGCTTACTCTTACAATACCAGAAACTGCAAAATATTTGCTGGAGATTCAAAGAAATAGTATTGGAATGGATGAGTGGTTTAAAAGATTTGATACTTCATTCGAATCTCATACAAATTATCCACCATATAATTTAGTTAAAGAAAGTAGTGTTAATTTTAGATTGGAAATTGCACTTGCTGGATATAAAAGAGAAGATATTGAAGTCACTACTGAATGGAACAAACTTTTTGTTGAAGCAAAGAAAACTGGTGATACTAGTGATGAATATTTACATCAAGGACTAGCAAAGAGAGCATTTACTCGCACTTGGACTTTATCTGATGATGTTGTGGTTAAAGAAATTTCTTTTGAAGATGGATTACTTATCATTAAACTAAATAAAGTTATTCCGGATCATCAAAAACGAAAGGTTTATGAAATCGTTTCAGAAGTTCATACAGGAGACAAAAACAATTCCATATCCGATGGCTCAGCCACACACGGTGATAGATCCTAAAACTCACAAAAAGCAAAGAATACCAAAGGGTAAGGCAGTTCCCGTTAATCCTGGCGGTGGTGGAGAATCTGAATAAGAATAAATATTATTGAATATCGTTGTCGCAGGGGAGCAACTGGCAAAAACCAGTTGACACTCCCCCATTTTTTTGCTATAATGAGTTGAGAGAAGAACTAAAAATGTCAATCAAACTAGTATTACTTAAATCTGGTGAAACAATTATTTCGGATGCAAAAGAACTTTTAGTAGAAAATCCAGAAACTAAAGAAAAAGTAGTTCAAGCATACCTTCTAAATAAACCTCATAAAGTATCTGTTCAGAGAGATCTGTTTCTTACTGAAGAAATTCAGGATACTGGAAGAGAGATTCAAGTTATTTTTTCTTCTTGGATTGTTCTTACTAATGATGAAAATATAGTTGTTCCTAAAGATTGGGTTGTAACTATTGTCGAACCTTTAAAATCTGTAATTGAAATGTATGAGGAAAAAGTCAATGGATAAAAATGTCAAATGTGTACTAATCAACGTTGATGTAGTTCTTATTAGTGAAGTTGTTGAAGTAGATGCAGAACTTGGAGATCCAAACTGTAAACTTATTCATCCACTTCGCTTCTATGGTATTGATGATATGAGACCCTGGCCAGAAGTTACACATCAAAATGAGATTATGTTGAGGTCTGAAGATGTTCTTACTATTGCAGATCCCACACCAGAAATTGTTGAAAAGTATCTTGAATTAACTGATTGATGAGATTTTACACAAACGTTCAGATGGTCGGGGATTACTTCTTGGTTCGTGGTTATGAAAATGGAAAACATTTCGTAACCCGTGAGAAGTTTTACCCGACTCTTTTTGTCCCTTCCAAAAAAACCACTAAATACCAAACTTTAAATGGTGAATATGTAGATGAAATTCAACCTGGTTCTGTAAGGGATTGTAGGGAATTTATTAAAAAATATGATAGTGTAGAGGGATTTGCAATTTATGGAAATGATCGATACATTTATCAGTACATTACTGATAAGTACCCTGAGGATGAAATTAAATTTGATATTAGTAAGATTAAGGTAACAACAATTGATATTGAGGTTGCATCTGAAAATGGATTTCCTGATGTAGAAAGTGCTGCAGAAGAAGTACTTCTAATTACTCTTCAAGATTATAATACTAAACAAATTCGTACTTGGGGTCTAGGTAAATTTGATAATCAACAGAGTAATGTTAAATACAAATCTTTTTCGAACGAATATGATTTGCTGAATGATTTTATTAATTGGTGGATGATTGAAGACAACACTCCCGAAGTTATTACTGGATGGAATAGTGAACTGTATGATATTCCATATATTGTTCGCCGTCTGGATAGGGTTCTAGGTGAAAAACTTATGAAGCGTATGTCTCCTTGGGGACTCGTAACTGAAAGAGAAGTTCTTCTTATGGGAAGAAAGCACATTTCATATGATATTGGTGGAGTAAGTCAACTTGATTATCTAAATCTTTATAAGAAATTTACTTATAAGGCACAGGAATCTTATCGCCTAGATCATATTGCAAATGTAGAACTTAATCAGAAAAAACTTGATCACTCTGAATTTGATACTTTCAAAGATTTCTACACTAAAGGTTGGCAGAAATTTGTAGAGTATAACATCAAAGACGTGGAACTTGTTGACCGTATGGAAGACAAGATGAAATTGATTGAACTTGCTTTGACGATGGCATATGACGCTAAAGTTAATTATTCTGATGTGTTTTTTCAGGTTAGAATGTGGGATACAATTATCTACAACTACTTGAAAAAAAGAAATATTGTAATTCCTCCAAATGTAAGGTCTGATAAAGATTCGAAGTATGCTGGTGCTTATGTAAAAGAACCGATTCCTGGTGTGTATGATTGGGTTGTTAACTTTGACCTCAACTCTCTATATCCTCACCTGATTATGGAATTTAACATAAGTCCCGAAACTTTGATGGAAGAAAGACATCCTTCTGTAACTGTTGATAAGATTCTAAATCGAGAAATTGATTTTGAACCTTACAAAGAGTATGCTGTTTGTGCAAACGGTGCTATGTATCGTAAAGATGTTCGTGGATTTCTTCCAGAACTGATGGAAAAGATTTATGAAGATCGAACCATCTATAAAAAGAAAATGATTGCTGCAAAGCAGGAGTATGAAAAGAAAAAGACAAAAGAACTGGAAAAAGAGATTGCAAGGTGCAACAACATTCAAATGGCAAGGAAGATTCAACTTAATAGTGCTTATGGTGCTATTGGTAATCAGTACTTCCGTTATTTTAAACTAGCAAATGCAGAAGCAATTACTCTTTCGGGTCAAGTTGCTATTCGTTGGATTGAGGAAAAGATTAACAAGTATCTTAATAAAATCTTAAAAACTGAAGAGGTAGATTATGTTATTGCTTCTGATACCGATTCCATTTATCTTAATATGGGTCCTTTGGTTGAGACTGTATACAAGGGAAGAGAGAAAACTACTGAAAGCGTTGTTTCGTTCCTTGATAAGATCTCTAAAGTGGAACTTGAAGAATATATTGAAGGTTGCTACCAAGAACTGGCGGACTATGTGAACGCATATGACCAAAAGATGCAGATGAAGCGAGAGAATATTGCTGATCGTGGAATATGGACTGCGAAAAAGCGTTATATTCTTAACGTTTGGGATAGTGAAGGAGTTCGATATACTGAACCAAAACTTAAAATTATGGGTATTGAAGCAGTCAAATCTTCTACTCCCGCACCTTGTCGTCAAATGATTAAGGATGGTCTTAAATTAATGATGAGTGGAACTCAAGATGAAGTAATTAAGTTTATTGAAAAGTGTCGTTCCGATTTTGGAAAACTGTCTCCAGAACAGATTGCATTCCCTCGCACAGCGTCTGATGTTCGTAAATATTATTCTTCATCCAACATTTATCAATCAAAAACTCCAATTCAAGTAAGAGGTGCCCTTCTTTTTAATCATTATATAAAGGAGAAAAATTTAACCAACAAGTATTCTCCTATTGGTAATGGAGAAAAGGTTAAATTTGTTTATCTTAAAAAACCAAATATTATTCAAGAAAATGTAATTTCTTTTATTCAAGAATTTCCTAGAGAATTAGGACTTGACAAATACATCGACTATGACCTACAATTTGAAAAGAGTTTCCTCGAACCACTCAAGTCTATTCTTGATGCAATTGGATGGAAAACTGAACATACAACAAATCTTGATGCATTTTTTATTTAATGGATTTACCTATTAACCAGAAAGAACTAGATACTATTATTAGTGCAATGCGATTGGGTGGTGATACCGCGCTATACCAAAAACTTTGGTGCTATAAAATGAATTATCTCGACAAACAAAAACAAAAAGAGGAATAAATTATGGATTTTCTTAAGGACATTGTAAAAGAAATTGGTGGAGAATATACGCAACTCGCTTCAGATATTGATGAAACTGAAACATACGTTGATACGGGTTCATACGTTTTTAATGCTCTTGTATCTGGCAGTATCTTTGGTGGTGTATCTGGTAATAAAATTACTGCTATTGCAGGAGAAACTAGTACTGGAAAGACTTTCTTCTCTCTCGCTGTGGTTAAGAATTTTCTTGATACTAATCCCAATGGTTACTGTCTCTATTTTGATACTGAGTCTGCTATTACTAAATCTCTTCTAGAATCTCGCGGAATTGACATAAATCGTTTGGTGGTTGTTAATGTAGTTACAGTAGAAGAATTTCGTACCAAGACACTCAAGGCAGTTGATATTTACCTGAAGAAAAAGGAAGAAGAAAGAAATCCTTGCATATTTGTATTAGATTCTTTGGGAATGCTTTCTACTAGTAAAGAGATTAATGATGCTCTTGCCGAAAAGGATACTCGGGATATGACAAAGGCACAATTGATTAAAGGTGCCTTCCGTATGCTGACTCTTAAATTGGGTCAGGCAAAGATTCCTATGCTAGTGACAAATCACACATATGAAAGTATGAGTCTTTATGGTGGTAAGCAAATGAGCGGAGGTTCTGGATTACAATATGCAGCATCTACTATCATATATCTTTCCAAATCAAAGGAAAAGGACGGCACTGAAGTAATTGGAAATATTATTCGTGCAAAGACTCAAAAATCTAGGTTAAGTAAAGAAAATCAAGATGTTGAAATTCGTCTTTATTATGATGAACGGGGTCTCGATAGGTATTATGGTCTTCTTGAACTTGGCGAACTTGGAGGAATGTGGAAGAATGTTGCAGGTCGTTATGAGATTGATGGTAAGAAACTTTATGCCAAAGAAATCTTAAAAAATACAGAAAAATATTTTACGCCAGAAGTAATGCAGCAACTTAATGCTGCCGCGAAACAACAATTCTCTTATGGAACGACTTGAGATTACGATTCTCAGAAACCTGATATTTAATGAAGATTATGCTAGAAAAGTTATTCCATTTATTCAACCAGAATATTTTGAACAGAGAATAGAAAAGATTGTATTTGAAGAGACTGTTAAGTTTATTGTAAAATATGGTTCTTCTATTACTGCCGAAGCTCTTGGTATTGAAATTGATAATCGTAGAGATTTAACAGAGTCTGAAAATAAAGACATTTCTGATTTGGTCTCCAAACTTAACAATTCTCCTGTTGATAATCAATGGATATTAGACACTACAGAAAAGTGGTGTCGTGATCGTGCAATTTATCTTGCATTGATGGAATCTATTCATATCGCTGATGGTGAGGATGAAAAGAAAGGCAGAGATGCTATTCCACATATTCTTTCAGATGCTCTTTCGGTGTCTTTTGATAATAATATTGGACACGACTATCTTCAAAATTATGAAGATCGCTATGAGTATTATCACCGCAAAGAAGACAAGATTGAGTTTGATTTAGAGTGTTTTAATAAGATTACTAAAGGTGGTGTTCCCAATAAAACTCTTAATATTTGTTTAGCTGGAACCGGAGCTGGAAAAAGTTTGTTTATGTGCCATTTTGCATCATCTGTTCTCCTTCAAGGTAAAAATGTTCTTTACATTACTCTTGAAATGGCAGAAGAAAAAATTGCTGAACGAATTGATGCAAATCTTCTCAATGTTCCTATTCAACAGTTAGTTGATTTACCTCGCCAAATGTTTGAGAAAAAAATTAATAGTATTTCTAAAAAGACACAAGGAAAATTAATCATTAAAGAGTATCCAACTGCTTCTGCTCATAGTGGGCATTTTAGGGCACTATTGAATGAACTTGCTCTTAAAAAGTCCTTCAGACCTGATATTATTTTTATCGATTACCTTAATATCTGTTCTTCTTCAAGATTTAAGGGAGGTA